AGAGGTTCCTGCTGTTAGACCTGTAAATGTGTATGGGCTTGATGAAGCTGATTGAGTAGTTGTAGTTGGGCTTGAAACTACTGAGTAACCAGTAATTGATTTTCCACCAGTTGCTCCTGCGGTAAATGCCACAGTAGCAGTTGTTCCAGTGCCACCATCAGCGGCTGTTCCAATTGTTGGCGCTTGAGGAACTGTTGTTGCAGTAATAGCAGATGTAGATGCAGATGTTAGCGTTCCAGAAGAATTAGCGGCCGATATTGCAAAAGTATACGAGGTAGCAGATTGAAGACCAGTTACTGTTACTGGTGAAGCTCCTGTGGCAGTAAATGAGCCTGGTGTTGATGTAGCAGTAAATGTTGTTGCTGCTCCACCAGTAGTTGCTGCTGTATAGGTAACAGTAGCTGAGCCATTATTATAGGCGCGGCTAGTTCCTACATCTGTAGCAGTAGGTGAATTTGGCGCATCAGGAACATCAGCAATTTTTAATTGAGGGATGCTGATGCTAGAGGCACGGTATTGCTTTGTATTAGCCATCAGTTCTCCTTAAATTATTAGGGCGCCTTTTTAGGCAGTTACTTCGATGTTTGTACCAGTGCATCCTGCAACAGTACAAGCAGTTTTCCACTGCTCTTCGCTTGGCAGGCGGCCTTCTTGGTACTCATGCCCACAGACATTGCACTTGTAATTATAAACAGCCATTGTTATGCTCCTTGGGTTTCTTGAGCAGCAGGTGCTGCGTAAACTGGCTCCACAAAGTTAGTGCCGTCGTATCTCCATCCAACGCCAACCTTAAAATCTGTGTCCTCGACAACCGTTGCAAACGGTGAAACCGCTGCTTGGGCGTTCGAAAGATTGTCAGCAACGATTACGTTGTCTACAGCTCCGTTACTTATAATTGCAAAATTAGCCATTACATTACTCCTTAGTAGTAAACTAACACTGCGCCGCTGCCGCCAACACCGCCAGATGCCGCTGTTTGTCCACCAGCCCCGTTGTTGCCGTAGCCACCTCCGCCGCCGCCGCCAGCACCGCCAGCACCACCATTACCTGCAGCATTTCCAGGCGCGTTACCGCCAGCACCGCCGTTTGCCACAATTCCTGCTCCACCGCCACCACCGCCTGACGTACCGTTTCCTGAAGTATTGCCCGTTCCACCAGTACCACCCGAATAGCCAACTACTATAGCGACTCCACCAGCACCCGAAGCACCGTTTGTGTTACTTCCAGCAGCACCGCCGCCGCCTGCGTAAAGACCAGCACCTCCAACACCATAACCATATCCGGCACCACCGCCTGAGACTCCAAAAGCACCATTTCCACCATTAGTTCCAACGTAGTTTGATGTACCACCAAAAGCCGTTAGATAGGTAGAAGCAGTAAAAATCGATGATGCACTGCTGATGTTATTGCTGTTAACCCAGCCGCCCCAAGCCCCGCCCAGATACGGAGCACGAGGGGCGCTTGATCCGCTTCCCCCACCTCCAGCAGCAAGACCAGAAGATACATAAGAGTAACCCCCAGCATTGCTTGATGTGTTGTTGCTCTGTGTATCAGCATTACCGCCAGCACCGACAACAACCGAGGTAAATGATGGCACCCACCCTTGTGTTACGCCGCCAGCACCTCCACCATAGGTAGCGGCTCCACCGCCACCTCCAGCAACAATTACGTAGACTTGAGAGTTAGGAAATGACAAACCGTTAGTTGTTGAAGTGTACGTAGCACGAAGGTTAACGGTATTAGGTACACCAATAATAGTTTGAGGCGTAGAGCCCGATAGGGAACTAAGGTTAATTGTCATTATGCGACCTTCCATCCATAAGTAGAACCTGTATAAAGAAGAGTAGCGCCACCGTAGTTGACGTTAATTAAAAGGTTTTGTACTGAGCCTTGGATGTTTAATCCATTAGGGGCAACAGTAATATTGTTTGTAGCAGCAGAGCCTGTAGCATCAAAGATACGAATTTCATCTCCCAAAGAAGCTGAAGCTGGCATAGTGACTGTTACAGCTGAGCCTGTGTTAACAAAGTACTGATTACGAGTAACTGCAGTAAACGCTGATGTTTGGGCAGAAGCTGTCCATGGGGCGCTAGAAATCGTTGTCCACTGAGTACCTGTACCAGTTGATGAAAGAACCTGACCTGAAGTACCAGAGCTTGAAGCCGCTGTTAGCGTACCTGTTAGCGTTAGGTTATTCGCGGTTACACCAGAGAGTGTTGATGTCCAGTTGATTCCAGTAGTAGCTGAAGAGTTAGCTACTGGTACGGTGTTATTAGCACCTACAGCAAGGTTAGAGACAGCTCCCGAAGCAGTGGCAACAATTAAATCGCCCTTGGCGGTAACAACTCCAATTGGAATATCGGCCGAAGCCTGGGTTACGTTAGAGACTGTCATTAGGAAATCTGACTTCCAAACGCATTAAATGACAAAGTGGCAGATGACGCATACACGCGGATCTGATCTCCAGTAGCCAATGTAAGGCCAATAGTTAAAATAGTAGAATCGTTAGCGGCAACTGTTGCACCGTAGACAATCCAAGAAAGGGCAGCTGCTGGGGAAGTTGCTCCACCAGACTTAACAACAGCAATACGATATGTGGCTGCGGTTGACGCTTGGTTAGTTATTACAATGCTAGATACCACTGCGGAAGTAGCGGCGGGCACTAAATAAAGCTGAGTTTCAGTTGTAGCGGCGGTGGCTACTTGTCCGAGAACTAAATATGATGTAGCGATGGCAGGCTCCTTCTGGGTATTGGTTAAATTATCTCTTTTAAAGGGTCTTCTGTATGGTTAAACAATCCCGTTTATTTTTTGCTACATGGTAAAGTATACCCATGAATCTGGTACAAAGGGCGGTTTCTCAAGGTGGAAAACTGGCGCCAATTATTATTCCTAGTAATTTAACCAATGGTTTGGGTCTAATGAACCCCTCGGTCTATATAGACAGTGATGGGGATATCTTGGTTAATTTGCGCCAAGTTAACTACACCCTTTATATCTCTGAGAACGATAAGCGATTCTTTAGTCCTTGGGGACCTCTTACCTACCTTCACCCAGAAAATGACCAACGCCTTGTTACCAACAACTTCCTCTGCCGCCTTGATAAAGATTACAACGTTATCAACTACACCAAGGTAGAGATGATGGAGCTTCACACCCCTATCTGGGAGTTTGTAGGGTTAGAGGATGCTCGCGTTGTTCAGTGGGATGGCGACTACTACATGATTGGTGTCCGCAGAGATACGACCACCAACGGCCAAGGTCGTATGGAATACTCCAAGATTGAGATTGATAAGGATAAGTGGACGGTAAAAGAGGTTCAACGAGTACGCATGCCCGCAACGGGTGATGACTCCTCATACTGTGAAAAAAACTATTCACCGATTCTTGATAAACCGTATCACTTTGTTAAGTGGACTATTCCTACAGAGGTGGTGTGGTCAAATCCTAATGCACCAGAAACAAAGCAAGTTATACTAAACAACGATATTCCTAACCCTCCTAAAGACCAAAGAGGAGGTTCACATACTGTTGCGTGGGATGACTACTACATTACATTTACCCATGAGGTTAACTTATGGAGAAACTATTTAAACCAAAAAGACTCTACCTACAGACATCGTTTAGTTGTTTGGGATAGAGAATTTAACTTTGTTGGACTTAGCAAAGAATTTGCATTTATGGATACTCCGATTGAGTTCTGCGTAGGGGCGGCACATATTAACGATAACCTTCTCTTAAGCTTTGGTGTTCAAGATAATTCGGCCTTTGTTCTTGAGGTACCAAAGAGCGTTGTTGATGAGCTTATTGAGGAGGCTAAGACCTATGTCAATTAAAGAATTAGCGGTAGATGTAGCCTTTGATTCCTATAACCCTGAAAAGAACTTCGTCCTTGCTAATGCTTACTATGACCAAGGACAGTACTCATCGGCTGCTGGCTTTTATCTAAGAGCCGCTGACCATGGGTATCAAACACATGTTTTGCTTGCCTATACTTCTTTGATAAAAATGGCCCTATGTTTTTCTAAACAAGGAAGTAGAAGCTCCACTGTTTATCAAACCCTTCTACAAGCAGTCTCTCTACTCCCTGGAAGACCAGAGGCATACTTTCATCTTTCTAGAATACATGAGCGCAATAAAGAGTGGCAGCGGTCAGCTACATTTGCTGAGCTTGGATTAGCTAATCATTTAGCTGATTACAATAACCCTCTTCCATCATATGTTGAATATAACGGCATGTATTGTCTGCTCTTTGAGAAGGCTGTATGTGGTTGGTGGCTTGGTCGTAAAGAGGAGAGCAAGACCCTCTTTAACCACCTGCTAGATAACTATGAGATGTCACCTGAGTATGTTAATGGGTGCCTTAACAACCTTAAGTTGTTCTAATGTTCCCTAATTGGTTTCAGAATGTTTCTCCATACTTTGATAGAAAATGCCCCCAAGTTCCTCTGCGTGCCCTTCAAATTGGCACCTATATAGGAGATGCTACAGAGTGGCTCTTAATTAACAGGGATATCGTAACCATAGACGACGTGGATACATGGGAGGGCAGTGAAGAAGAACAACACGAGTCCCTTGACTTTACTTCTGTAGAAAGTTACTACGACTCTCGTTTCTCAAGTAACCCTAAAGTTATTAAGCATAAGATGACAAGCGATGAGTTCTTCAACACAAACAAAAAAACCTTTAACTTTATCTATATAGATGGCAGCCACACC